TCAGTCAATTGTTTTGTTTATTCCATCTGTGACGCCGATTATTTTCTCAAAATAATGAGATGGCGTGACACCATAATAATCTTTAAATGCACATATGAAATATGAAGTACTGTTATAGCCACATTTCTGGGCTACGACATTGATAGAATAAGAGTTTGAAGTTATGAGTTTTTTTGCATACCTCATCCTAGTATCTCTCAATATTTCAGTAAATGATGTTCCTTCATCCCTTAATCTTTTTTTTATTAAACTTTCACTCGTATAAATCAATTCCGCAATATCTTTTAAATGCCATTGCCGCTCAATATTAAAACTGATTATTCCAGTAATTTTACAGGTAAATGTATTTATATTTGTTAGTATAAAAGAATTTACACTTTCGCGTTTTTTGAACATGGCAAGTAAGGATATACATAGTCTTTCTTTTAACCAAAGGGAGTGTGAGTCTGCTATTTTAATCCCTTCAAACAGAGAAAAAACAAGCGATAATGGAGGTTCCCCTTCAGCAATATAGCCATTCTTATCAAGAGTAAATTTGCCAGGCAGCTCATTATTCACGTCGATAAAAAAGGATAAACATGTTTTCTTATCTATATCAACAATTCTTAGTTTAGAGGGGCATACTGGTAACTCCCTTCTAATTTTGTCGCTTACAATAAACAATGAATTTTTTTTGAACGAGATAACTCTCCTGTTTATAATTAAATCAAATGATTGACAGATGAAAACTACGGAGCAAACATAATCCATCTTGCACCTATCATAAAATTAAAACAAGTTGATAGCAGTCAAATAACAACCAATTAAATACACAATCATAATCAGGATGATGTGCATTTATATTTTTATACACAAAATTATATTTTTGCAAATTTTAATAAATTTCATTTAAGATTAAATTATTATATGTATATTGTTTTTTATTCTAACGTATTTCAAAGTTACATTTTTCAACGCTTACTATACTTTTTATTAACATAAACTCACTACAACGCACCTGAAACCTCTTGCTATATATATGTCAACCGTTTGAATTTAAAATAAAAAGAGTATCATTTTTACTTGCATTTCTTATCAAGTCACATTCAACAACAGTAAAAAAACATTATTAGAACCATTCAATTAACAAAAAACCAACATCCAGCTTGCTTAATTTTTCTTTATTAAACGATATTGAAAATCAATTGATAAAATACATCTAAACAACCTTTTGGGGCGCAAAAGCATAACATCAAACAAACAAATAACACACCGAAAAAACTCACAATTAATAACCTATGATATACATACTGTTTATTATGGTTGAATAAGCCACTCGATATCTGGTGCTACGGAAGTGTCCACACGGTTTAGCAGCACCCGATACTTTTTTCAGGCTTCCAGCAACGATCTTTCTTTCTCCGTTGCGATTTCCAGATCTACAGCATCCTGCAGTGGCGCAATATACTCACTGAATTCCTGGATGTAGAACTGTGTGGTGACGGTCTTCCAGCTATTCGGCTCCTGCTGTATTGAAGCATACCAGGCTATTTCAATATCGCTATGCTGCGGCAGCATTTAACCCCTTGTAATTCATTGCCATAATTGATTTAATTCACAAATAAAACTATAACATGGTGAAATTAATGAAAAAAAACACAGATGATGGGGCTAAAATTTACACACCACTTATCCAGTACAGCGCCGTGCCAAGATAGCGCGCTGTGGTTTCAACCTGCCTGATACCAGCAATCCGTTTTTCCGAGAACCAGAACTCAAACTGTACTGTCGGGTCATAAACCGCAAGATGCGGCGTGGCAGTTATCTGAAAATAGCCCGGCGTCAGCTCAATCCGCGACGGTGCTACCGGTGCGGCAATCCGGAACGATACCGACGCCGGATCGCCCTGCTGTCCCCACGCATTTACCGCCCGGACTGTCAGCGTGTACCGTCCCAGCGCCAGTTGCGTGAAGCGGTATGTGGTTTCCGTCGTCCGGGCCGTGCTGACCAGCCGCTCACTGCCGTCATCCGCTGCCACGGTCAGGCGAAGCATAAAGCTCACGCCCTTCACCACCTTCGGCGTGTCCCAGCGGGCCAGTACCTGATACTCCCCGCTGTCTGCGGTGACTTCGGCAGTCAGGTGCTGCACCGCTGGCGGCGTGACACCATTCACCGTGCCGCTCTGGTCGCCGTCAAAGTGCGCCCCGTTATCCACGATGGCTTCTTTTTCCGGTACATGCTGCACGGCAGTGATGGCATACGTGCCGTCATCGTTCTCACGGATACTCACACAGCGGAACAGGCGCTGGCGCAACGTCGGCAACTTCAGCCCCCATACGCTGTATCCGGCAACGCCGTCAGGAACACGGCTCACTTTTACCTTCACGCCGTCGGTGACGGACTGGACCTCCACGCTGACCGGATTGCCACTTCCGTCAACCAGGCTTATCAGCGTGGTACCGGAGGATGGCAGCGTGATTTCACGGTCGAGCGTCAGCGTCCGGCTCTGGCTGTTCACCGCCAGCACGCGCCCGCCGGTGCTGATACCGGCATAGTCATCATCGCAGATTTCAATGACATCGCCCGGTACATGGCGAAGCCCTTCAGCACCCACGCTGAAGTCCACGGTCTGCGTTTCCAGCAGCTCCGTTTTAATCAGCCACAGCCCGGCGCGGTGTGCCTGCCCCCGGCTGGTACAGCCAAAGGCATCCATCTTCGTGACGTTACGACCGTAACGGAGAATGGCCTGCGTGTCCTCCACAAGCTCTGTCGCCGTCTCCCAGCCGTTATTCGGGTCAATCCAGTTCACCTCAACGGCATTATGGCGGTCCTTCAGGGCGCTGAAACTGTAGCGGAACGGCGCGCCATCATCCGGCATCACCACATTACTGCGGTTATAGGTCCACACCTTATCCGACGGTCGGTCCTGCACGAACGTCAGCGTCTGCCCGTTCCATACCGGCATACAGCGCATCGCCGAGCAGAAATCACTGAGAACATCCCACGCCTTACGCTGTGTGGTCAGGTAAGCGTTACAGGTGATGCGCGACTCCGTGCCGCCAAAACCGTCCGGCACCGACTGGTCGCAATACTGGCCGATGACATACAGCGCCCATTTGTCCACATCCGCCGCACCAAGACGTTTCCCCATGCCGTAGCGCGGGTGGGTCAGCATATCCCACAGACACCAGGCCATGTTGTTGCTGTATGCTGGCTTAAACGTTCCATCCCAGATACCGCTGTATTGCCGCGTCTGCGGGTTATAGTTCGACGGCACCTGCAGAATGCGCCCGCGCAGATGATAATTACGGCTCACCTGCTGGCTGCCGAACTGCTCCGAGTCCACCTGCACGCCGACCAGTGCCGTGTTCGGGTAGCACTGTTTCACATCGATAATTTCGGTGTATGACGACCAGAGCGTTTTGTTCTGCAGCTGGTCTGTGGTGCTGTCCGGCGTCATCCTGCGCATCCGGATATTGAACGGGCGCGGCGGCAGGTTACCCACCACCACCGAGGCCAGATACTGCGAGGTGGTTTTGCCCTTAATGGTGATGTCTTTTTCCGTCACCCAGCCACCATTACGCTGTATCTGAACCAGCAGGCGGACTTCCGACGGATTCCTGTCCCCCTTTGAGGTGGTTTCCACCAGTGCCTGCACGCCGAAGGTAAAACGCAGTCGGTCAATGTTTGCCGACGTGATGGTCCGGGTGATCGGCGTGTCGTATTTCACTTCCGTACCCAGCACCGTCTCGGAGCCGGAGGATTCAAATCCCTCCGGCGGTGTCTGCTCCTGCTCACCGGCCCGGAACACCACCGTGACGCCGGAGATGTTGGTATTCCCCTCACTGTCCAGCACTGGCGTACTGTTCAGCAGCACGCTTTTTAATCCATCCAACCATGTTATCCAGTGAGGAGAAATAGGTGTTCTGTTTGCCGTTATCCGTTGTCTGTGTACGGGGAGTTCTGGCTTTCGGTGCCAGCATCTGCGCCACACCACCGAGCACCATACTGGCACCGAGAGAAAACAGGATGCCGGTCATACCACCGGCCCCAATGGCTGCCCCCCATGCTGCAAGGGTGGCTCCGGCGGTAAAGAATGATCCGGCAATGGCGGCTGCTCCCAGGACAATCTGGAATACACCACCAGACTTGGCCCCGGCGACTCTGGGAACAATATGAATCACAGCGCCATCAGGCATCAGTTCATCCAGCGCGGCTGCTTTGTTCATGGCTTTGATGATATCCCGTTTCAGGAAATCAACATGTCGGTTTTCCAGTTCCGGAAAACGCCGCTGCACCGACAGGGGGATCCCGTCGAGAATACTGGCAATTTCACCTGCGATCCGCGACAACACGAAAGTACAGAATGCGGTTTCCACCACTTCAGCGGAGTCTCTGGCATTCTTCAGCTCCTGTGCGTCGGCCTGCGCACGCGTAAGTCGATGGCGTTCGTACTCAATAGTTCCTGGCTGGAGATCTGCCTCGCTGGCTTGCCGCAGTTCTTCAACCTCCCGGCGCAGCTTTTCGTTCTCAATTTCAGCATCCCTTTCGGCATACCATTTTATGACGGCGGCAGAGTCATAAAGCACCTCATTGCCCTTGCCACCGCCTCGCAGAACGGGCATTCCCTGTTCCTGCCAGTTCTGAATGGTACGGATACTCGCACCGAAAATGTCAGCCAGCTGCTTTTTGTTGACTTCCATTGTTCATTCCACGGACAAAAACAGAGAAAGGAAACGACAGAGGCCAAAAAGCTCGCTTTCAGCACCTGTCGTTTCCTTTCTTTTCAGAGGGTATTTTAAATAAAAACATTAAGTTATGACGAAGAAGAACGGAAACGCCTTAAACCGGAAAATTTTCATAAATAGCGAAAACCCGCGAGGTCGCCGCCCCGTAACCTGTCGGATCGCCGGAAAGGACCCACAAAATGATAATAATTATCATCTACATGTCACAACGTGCATCTACGCCATCAAACCACGTCAAATAATCAATTATGACGCAGGTATCGTATTAATTGATCTGCATCAACTTAACGTAAAAACAACTTCAGACAATACAAATCAGCGACACTGAATACGGGGCAACCTCATGTCAACTAAGAACAGAACCCGCAGAACAACAACCCGCAACATCCGCTTTCCTAACCAAATGATTGAACAAATTAACATCGCTCTTGAGCAAAAAGGGTCCGGGAATTTCTCAGCCTGGGTCATTGAAGCCTGCCGTCGGAGGCTAACGTCAGAAAAGAGAGCATATACATCAATTAAAAGTGATGAAGAATGAACATCCCGCGTTCTTCCCTCCGAACAGGACGATATTGTAAATTCACTTAATTACGAGGGCATTGCAGTAATTGAGTTGCAGTTTTACCACTTTCCTGACAGTGACAGACTGCGTGTTGGCTCTGTCACAGGTTAAGTAGTTTGAATGATTAGCAGTTATGGTGATCAGTCAACCACCAGGGAATAATCCTTCATATTATTATCGTGCTTCACCAACGCTGCCTCAATTGCCCTGAATGCTTCCAGAGACACCTTATGTTCTATACATGCAATTACAACATCAGGGTAACTCATAGAAATGGTGCTATTAAGCATATTTTTTACACGAATCAGATCCACGGAGGGATCATCAGCAGATTGTTCTTTATTCATTTTGTCGCTCCATGCGCTTGCTCTTCATCTAGCGGTTAAAATATTACTTCAAATCTTTCTGTATGAAGGTTTGAGCACGTTGGCCTTACATACATCTGTCGGTTGTATTTCCCTCCAGAATGCCAGCAGGACCGCACTTTGTTACGCAACCAATACTATTAATTGAAAACATTCCTAATATTTGACATAAATCATCAACAAAACACAAAGAGGTCAGACCAGATTGAAGCGATAAAAACGATAATGCAAACTACGCGCCCTCGTATCACATGGAAGGTTTTACCAATGGCTCAGGTTGCCATTTTTAAAGAAATATTCGATCAAGTGCGAAAAGATTTAAACTGTGAATTGTTTTATTCTGAACTAAAACGTCACAATGTCTCACATTATATTTACTATCTAGCCACAGATAATATTCACATTGTGTTAGAAAACGATAACACCGTGTTAATAAAAGGACTTAAAAAGGTTGTAAATGTTAAATTCTCAAGAAATACGCATCTTATAGAAACGTCCTATGATAGGTTGAAATCAAGAGAAATCACATTTCAGCAATACAGGGAAAATCTTGCTAAAGCAGGAGTTTTCCGATGGATTACAAATATCCACGAACATAAAAGATATTACTATACCTTTGATAATTCATTACTATTTACTGAGAGCATTCAGAACACTACACAAATCTTTCCACGCTAAATCATAACGTCCGGTTTCTTCCGTGTCAGCACCGGGGTGTTGGCATAATACAATACATGTACGCGCTAAACCCTGTGTGCATCGTTTTTAATTATTCCCGGACACTCCCGCAGAGAAGTTCCCCGTCAGGGCTGTGGACATAGTTAATCCGGGAATACAATGACGATTCATCGCACCTGGCATACATTAATAAATATTAACAATATGAAATTTCAACTCATTGTTTAGGGTTTGTTTAATTTTCTACACATACGATTCTGCGAACTTCAAAAAGCATCGGGAATAACACCATGAAAAAAATGCTACTCGCTACTGCGCTGGCCCTGCTTATTACAGGATGTGCTCAACAGACATTTACTGTTCAAAACAAACAGACAGCAGTAGCACCAAAGGAAACCATCACCCATCATTTCTTCGTTTCTGGAATTGGGCAGAAGAAAACTGTCGATGCAGCTAAAATTTGTGGCGGCGCAGAAAATGTTGTTAAAACAGAAACCCAGCAAACATTCGTAAATGGATTGCTCGGTTTTATTACTTTAGGCATTTATACTCCGCTGGAAGCGCGTGTGTATTGCTCAAAATAATTGCATGAGTTGCCCATCGATATGGTCAGCTCTATCTGCACTGCTCATTAATATACTTCTGGGTTCCTTCCAGTTGTTTTTGCATAGTGATCAGCCTCTCTCTGAGGGTGAAATAATCCCGTTCAGCGGTGTCTGCCAGTCGGGGGGAGGCTGCATTATCCACGCCGGAGGCCGTGGTGGCTTCACGCACTGACTGACAGACTGCTTTGATGTGCAACCGACGACGACCAGCGGCAACATCATCACGCAGAGCATCATTTTCAGCTTTCGCATCAGCTAACTCCTTCGTGTATTTTGCATCGAGCGCAGCAACATCACGCTGACGCATCTGCATGTCAGTAATTGCCGCGTTCGCTAGCTTCAGTTCTCTGGCATTTTTGTCGCGCTGGACTTTGTAGGCGATTGCGTTATCACGGTAATGATTGACCGCCCATGACAGGCTGACGATGATGCAGATAATCAGAGCGGATATAATCGCGGTTACTCTGCTCACTGTTGCCCCCACAAACAGACTTCACGCTCAATCTCACGACGAGTCATCAGGCCTTTCCATTGCTTACCGCCAGCGTATGTCCAGCGACGCAGCTGATCACATGCGCCTTTGATATCGCCCTGGTTTATTTTGCGAAGAAGCGTCGATGTTCTAAAATTGCCAGCACCCACGTTGTAAACGAATGAGTAAAGAGCGCCGCGCGTTGTTTCCGGTATATCGACTTTGATATACGGGTTAATTTGTCTGGCGACAGTGGCAAGGTCTTTATTCAAGAGTGCTTTGCATTCTGCTTTGGTATACGTTTTACCGAGCATGATGTCTTTTCCGGTGTGTCCGTGACATACAGTCCATACACCAACAATATCTTTGTATGGTATGTAGCTGACACCTTCCAGACCATCGTTACCACTTGGGCCAGTGATTAACACTGATGCTATAGCAATTGCTCCGCCACCAATAGCAGCAGCAACGGCTTTTCGTAATGATGGAGGCATTATTCACCTCTCGCAGCCTTGCGCTTATCTTCTTTAATCTTGAAATAAAGGTTTGTCAGGTACGTCAGCAGGCCAAATACCAGGCTACCCAGCACACCTATTGCTGCCCACTGTGAGGGAGTGACTTTATCTAGCAGCTGTAAAAACCAGTACCCGGCACTACCTGCTGAGGTGCCATAGGCGACACCCGTTGTTAACTTATCCATGGATTTCATAACCCCACCTCGCAGACAAAGCGGGTGTAAATTGAGGGAATACTACGAAACGTAACAGACTCGGAGTCAGTGAATAACTCAGGTATTGGGTTATCAGCTAATATCGAGACTCAAAAAATGGAAAAACCCGCTCGACGGCGGGTTTAAGCTGTGTGACGAAGTAACCACTCTTAACAGCATAACCAATTTTTTACGTACGTAAACCACTAAATGATATTTGAGAGAATGCTACCGAGTATTGAAAACACCACTACAAATACATAAGCAAATCTCAACAAATAACCAAAAAATAATTTCCAGTGTTATTTTTAGCCGGTTTAAATTGAACCTTCAAATTATAGAGCGCTTATAAATAACAGCCGTTAATATAAATTGGCTAATAGATTTATTTTTATTCAGCCAAGAGCCATGAATAGGATTCGATAGAAAAAAGTTCAGATAAAAATAGAGATCTACTTCACAAATCAAACGAGAAACCAAAACTTACATCTTGAAATAATCACATTGATTAGATGAATATTTATCGCGCAGTGACATCATTTTTTAATAATAGTTCAAAAAAAGGGCTCACGATGAAAAAATTAACAGTGGCAATTTCTGCTGTAGCTGCATCAGTACTGATGGCGATGTCTGCTCAGGCAGCTGAAATTTATAATAAAGACAGTAACAAGCTGGATCTGTACGGGAAAGTTAATGCTAAGCACTACTTCTCCTCTAATGATGCAGATGATGGTGATACTACTTATGCCCATCTTGGCTTCAAAGGTGAAACCCAAATCAACGATCAACTGACTGGTTTCGGTCAGTGGGAATATGAATTCAAAGGCAACCGCGCTGAATCTCAAGGTTCCTCCAAAGATAAAACCCGTCTTGCCTTCGCTGGCCTGAAATTCGGTGACTACGGCTCCATCGATTACGGCCGTAACTACGGTGTAGCATACGACATCGGTGCGTGGACTGACGTCCTGCCAGAATTCGGTGGTGACACTTGGACTCAAACCGACGTGTTCATGACTCAACGTGCAACTGGTGTTGCAACCTATCGTAACAACGACTTCTTTGGTCTGGTTGATGGTCTGAACTTTGCTGCTCAGTACCAAGGCAAAAACGATCGTAGCGATTTCGATAACTACACTGAAGGTAACGGTGATGGCTTCGGTTTCTCTGCTACCTATGAATACGAAGGATTCGGTATCGGTGCAACTTATGCGAAATCTGATCGTACCGACACTCAAGTTAATGCAGGGAAAGTTCTTCCTGAAGTATTTGCTTCCGGTAAAAATGCAGAAGTTTGGGCCGCAGGTCTGAAATATGACGCTAACAACATTTACCTGGCCACTACCTATTCTGAAACCCAGAATATGACTGTATTTGCTGATCACTTCGTTGCTAATAAAGCCCAAAACTTCGAAGCTGTTGCACAATATCAGTTCGATTTCGGTCTGCGTCCGTCCGTTGCTTACCTGCAATCTAAAGGTAAGGATCTTGGAGTATGGGGCGATCAGGACTTAGTCAAATATGTTGATGTAGGTGCAACCTATTACTTCAACAAAAATATGTCTACTTTCGTTGATTACAAAATCAACCTGCTTGACAAAAATGACTTCACTAAAGCACTCGGTGTAAGCACTGATTGAACCGCCCCGGGTTTCCTGGAGAGTGTTTTATCTGTGAACTCAGGCTGCCAGATCATCGTTTCCGATGGAAGCATAATAAGCTTTTTCTGCTTCTGCCGGAGGAGTATGGCCCAGCCTTCCCAGCAATCGTCGATTGTTATACCAGTCCACCCACGTTAGTGTGGCCAGTTCCACTTCTGCACGGTTTTTCCAGCTCTTACGGTGTATTACCTCCGCTTTGTAAAGACCATTGATGCTCTCAGCCATCGCGTTGTCATACGAGTCGCCTGTACTCCCTGTTGATGCCAGTAATCCGGCTTCTTTTAGTCGCTCCGTATAGGCCAGTGACACATACTGAGAGCCTTTATCGCTGTGATGGATGGTGCCAGACGGACGACGGGCCCACAACGCCTGCTCCAGCGCATCCAGCACGAATGTCGTTTCCATAGACGATGAGACCCGCCACCCCACGATGTATCCGGCAAACACATCAATGATAAACGCCACATAGACGAAGCCCTGCCATGTGCTGACGTAAGTAAAATCAGCCACCCACAGCTGGTCAGGTCGTTCTGCCACGAACTGACGGTTTACGCGGTCGCCTGCGGCAACGGCTTTCCGGCTGATGGTCGTACGGACCTTTTTACCCCGGAGAACACCGGCAAGTCCCATAACCGCCATGAGACGTGCCACTGTACATCTGGCCACCCTGATTCCTTCCCGTAACAACTGACGCCAGACTTTACGCACACCGTACACCTGATGATTTTCATCGTATACGCGCTGTATCTCTCTCTTCAGCCAGTCGTCGTGCTGCGCACGGGCACTGCGTTTATCCGGATGATGTCGCTGTTGCTGACAATGGTAATACGTTGACGGGGCAATATGCAGTTCGCTGCATACCGGTCCGACCCCGTACTGCTCACGCAGCTTATCCAGCAGTGGCATCATTTTTTCCAGAGGCGGTCGAACTCCGCCTTCGCAAAATAAGCGGAAGCCTGGCGAAGGATATCGTTACTGCGGCGCAGTTCACGATTTTCACGTTCCAGCTCTTTCAGACGCTGACGTTCAGCGCTGGTGAGCCCACCATCACCGCCCCCGGTATCCCGCTCATGCTGGCGAACCCAGACACGCAGAGTCTCCGGCGTACAGCCAATCTTTGGGGCAATGGAACAAATTGCCGCCCACTGTGAGTCATATTCATCCTGACTTTCCAGAACCATACGAATCGCCCGCTGACGGACTTCGGGGGAAAAACGAGTATTTTTAGTCATCCTGTTTACCTCTTTCTCAGGGAGTTTAGTCTCCAGGATTTCCGGGGCGGTTCAGATGACATCGTTGCTGTAGGTCTGGTTTACCAGTTCTAATCTGATTACGAAAAAGATATGTTGCGGGAGGCGTTGCCTCCCCAACATATAAGTGGCTCCCTCAAGCCACTTCCTTTAGAAGCACAACCTTGCTTCTAACTATATAAACCTTCTGTTATATATTACCCTTTATTTTTGGGGGCGTCTCAACGCCCCATTTTTAATAATTTTTAGTAAACAATTGGCATATTAATTAGAGTTATTAACAACGATATCCATCTCTAACCGGATATCTAATGCCATTAACATCCCTTCAATTATGCCCTCAGCCTTCTGTAACCTTTTCCCGATATAACCATCAGAGCAGCAATGCTTACCTGCCAGTGACATGAATGTCATACCGACTACATAATAATCTACTAATAAATCGTGCAAATCGCTGTTGTTCTTTTTCAGACGGGCCATGCACCCGCAAATGATCATCGCGTCATCGTCACAACATTGCGGGCGAGATTTTACTTTTGAAGTAATTAATCCCTTAAAACCGGCGGCAATGGACGACCAGGTCACATCTTCATGATTATTAGCCGCCCACGCTCCCCAACGCTCAAGAACCATCTGAATATCACGCATCAACTTACTCCACAAAAATCAGACCAGAACGCCAATTACAAGCAAAAATCAACAAAACAGTATTAGTTGATTGTTATCTCTGACTTCATACTCCTGCTCCTGTCAGGGTTTTGGCGTAATTCTTCAGTATTCGGTAATCGGTCAAAACAGAACCGGGGAAACGATATAAGCGCAGACGCCCCCAGCGGTGGCGAAGAAGTTCTGCCATATTAAACTCAAACATCATTCATTCCCCATTTCGGTGATGGTCAGTTCCAGCCTCCCACCTTTGGTAACAGGCATCTTCACAACGCGGTAATCAACGACCTGAGCATCATCCAGCCAGAAACCTGCTTTAGTGAGTGCGTCAAAAGCGGCTTTTTGCAGATTATCCAGGTCACGGCGACGGCGATCCGGCATGTGGCACTCAATGCGGATTTTCACAGGCATAGCCAGGCCGATATCCAGCATTGCGTTTTTAATGATTCGGGCGACGTTATCGCGGTATGCCTGCCCCTCTGCGCTGACGTGCGTGCGCCCGCGATTATGGCGGTAATAGCGATTATTGCTCGGAGGCCAGGGTAATGTGATGCTGTAGGTATTCACGCCTTAATAACCCCCTCTTTCAGCCAGATAACCTGTGTTCTCGCCATACCTTCCAGCGCGCATTCTTTTGCATATCCAGCGTCAACAAAATGCGTGCGGCGGTCGATTTCGTCGTGGCAGGCAGAACATGCAATGGTGGCAATCAGGTCTGGCGGTTTCGTACCGGTGCCGCACAATCCAGTCAGCCGGATATGTGCCAGTACAGACGTTTCAGGGTTGCCATTACATACGCCAGGGATTCTTACCTGGCATTCCCGACCACGCGCTGCTTTTCTCAAATCAGCCATGACTCCTCCTTGCTGCCAGTCGCAACCATTTTTTATCAACCAAGCTGGCGGTATATCCGAGCAGTGTTGGTATTTCGGATGGCTTCAGCTCAGGTTTACGCTTACGACGATTTGGTACTCTGTAGATGTGTCCGTTCATGACACGAATAAGCGGTGTAGCCATTACGCCTCCTGCTTGTCGCGCAGCAGCTGGAACTCGCAGCTCTGTGGAATAGTCAGGTGGCAACCAATATTCATCGCCCAGGCTTCAACCTTACACAGGAAGACATACATCTCTCCGGTATCAAGATCGGAGGTATGGCGTAACGACTGGATAGTGGTGATATCACCGGTTACGACATCAACCAGGTCTTTGGTTTCATAACCGAGATATGTGTGTTTGAGAGCATCTTTTACCCAAGCTGGAGTGGCGAACGTTTTACCCCTGCTGATGAGGTATTCACTGATTTCGCTGTACCACATGTGGCTGAGTGCATTCTGGGAAAGACTGCGTTTCTCACGCCACGGTTTAAGCACCATGCGAAAGCATTTGCCCTCCTCCAGATAAGGCTGGATCTGCCGACCGATAGCGGTGAAGTTGCCGCGATGTAATTTGATGCCGTCTTGTGAGAGGTTCACGCTTCCCCTCCGCAGAGGTCAAACGCTAGATGCAAAGAATTGCAGGTGCATTTCTGCATCTGTGAAGGGAGAAGAGAGTTTGGATTGTATGTGCGCATAAACGTCCCCGTTTAGCGCAGAAGTCACCGGAGTTGTTCAGGCTCCGGTGACATAATTATGCCGTGTTGATTTCCCAAAATCAAAATCGATAGAATTGCTCCTTCTTAAAACACTTTTACTCTCTGGAAGCTTTTCTTATCTCTCTTGGTGTTATATTAAAACGATTATGAAATCTTTCAGTAAAACGAGAAGGACACTTATAACCATTTTCTCTGGCAATCTCGCTTATAGGTTTTACCGTCGTTTGTATAGCAGACAACGCATTATTTAACCTCACATCGTCCAGTATACTTTGGAAACTTACCCCCTCGCTTGCTAGACGGCGATGTAATGTAGAAACAGAAATGTAGAGATATCGAGCAACCTTGTTTGCTGTCCATTTTGTGCCGGGTTCGGATAGCAGCAGGTTATAACAACGACTTATCAATGATTGTTTACTATATGATAAAAGTAAATGATTAACATGATTCACTCCTAACGAAAGTAGAACGCCCATTGCTAAGTGCTCCTGAATTTTAGTTGAGAAGCCTCGGGAAACAGATGTTTTTAGTTGCTCCCAACAATATATTAACTCAGGATTCTGAGGTAAAAAGAAACTTGTTTTGTTACGTATTTGATCAGTTACCGTATAAAGTTTTTGGAAACTCTCAATTAAATCAATGGGTAAGTAAAGCATTTCTGCAAGATAAAGCCCTGCTTCAGGATAATTCTCAATATAAAATTCATAACCACAAGGAAATAATATTATTTGATTATTATCAACAGTTAAAGTATGCGTCTCCCAATTGATAACTTTCTTTCCCTGACGGATACGACACAAAGCTGGCATAAGAGGCTTAACCCTATGAATCTCATGATGTTTATGCATCCGTATTTCTTCGATCTTTAAGTTAGTCTTACCTCTTGCCAGCATACTCTCACCCTACTTTATCTCATAAACTGGTGTTATCTCAGCGGTTGCGATTTTATTAGCATTAAGCATATAACCAACTAACGCTCCGCTGGAGTTAGAATCTACAGGAATCTTTTCAGTTTTTAGAGCCCATACTTTAAACTGGTAATGATGTGGTTTATCTCCTTTAGGAGGACATGCGCCACCAAACCCAGCATAGCCAAAATCATTTCGGCCTTGAACAGCACCAGTCGGCAGTTTTGTTCCATCACGTCTCCCTGCATCAACGGGCAAATATGTTACTGTTGCTGGAATATTAACAACAGTCCAATGCCACCAACCACTGCCTGTAGGTGCATCTGGATCATATACAGTTACGGCAAAGCTTTTGGTACCTTCAGGAACACCAGACCAGGTTAATGAGGGCGATGTATTACCACCTTCACACCCAAATCCAGAAAAGACATGAGACGTTGTAAGTTGCTCTCCTGTTTTTATTTCATTACTAGTGACCTGAAATGCTGCAGCCTGCGCAGAAAATGTTATGAATGCCAATACAGTTGAAACGATAAGTGTTTTCATAAAAACCTCTTTGTTATGACCTATCGTTATTTTATTTGATATTCCTTTATCTCATTATGCATAAAGGCGCAATGTTCATGCAAAAGCAATCACAATTGTACCCCCAACCCAATTATTTGCCACAATATACACAAAGCACATTGATACTATCTAAAAACTCTGCTTTATTATTAGTAACACCTACGAAAGTCGGTGTTATTTTTTAACCTACCATTCAAAATACGTGACATACACCATTTTGCTCATAATAATTTGTCACGTATTTTCAGTATTTGAATCTGCGACCAAGAGTTCTCACCTAACAAATGATTAAGATTGTATAGCTCATTTACTACCCCAATACAGCCGTACAAAACTCGCTTGTGGGAGCAAACAAAGTAATTACCCATTAAGTTTCGTCAAAGATAATTAATTCTGTCTTGCACTTTATCACCATAGCATAACTTAAAATCCGAGATCATTATTTAGAAATAAATCTCACCATCAACCATATATTTGAGAGCACTTATCGCCTGCTGGGCGGATATTACTTTCATTAAAGGATAGTGTTTAAAAACAATGCCATTCATAAAATAGATATCACAGGTTTTATTATCCGTATTAATTATGATTTTTTCGAATGTTTTATAGGCAAGTGTACGGCATAACTCTCGTCCATTTTTACTGGTTAAGTCAATAGCATAAAAATCACTGAATGAATTTACACCTTTACTCTTCAAAGTTTTCAATGATACCGAAGCCCTTCGTAATTCCTTATCTAATAGTCTTATTTTCTCTGCTATAGCGGTAACTTCAGGCGCGACAGACAATGCAACGATTAAATTATTAATTTTCATCTGAAGCTCAATAATTTTTAACTCTAAAGTTTCATTAGCATCTTTCTTGTTTTCAACTGGTTGAATTTTGCTACAATTAAAAAGCAATTCATTAATGATATTATAATCAACCAAATCTCTTTTTATTGATGGCCTGTCACATCGATGTAATCTTCTCATCGGACAAACATAATAGCCATGCAAACTTCCAGATACCGCATGAACAATCATGGTATTACCACAAGCCTCACACTTCATAACTGTTCGAAGTAGATTTATTAGCATAGGATTCTTGCTACTATTGCTAATACCAAAAGGTGCCAACCGAATTTCCTGTACAGCGTAAAACAAATCATCTGATATGACTCTGGGATAATAGCCAGCGATTTCACTTATCCCTTTCCCTCTTGCACGATATGAAGGTACGCAAATACCTATCAGAGCTTTATTCGCTAATAATTTTTCAATTACAGAAGGTCCCCATGCACTTTCTTTTCCTGAGAAATTCTTTACAGCATGATCATTTAAATACTTGGCTATTGCATTCAATGAGCGCCTTTCCATCCTGAGTTTAAAAATTAGCTCAATAGTTTTCACCCTGTCGGGGTCTGTAGACTGGCCCCCTGAATCTCCAGACAACCAGTATCACTTAAATAAGTGATAGTCTTAATACTAGTTTTTAGACTAGTCATTGGAGAACAGATGATTGATGTCTTAGGGCCGGAGAAACGCAGACGGCGTACCACACAGGAAAAGATCGCAATTGTTCAGCAGAGCTTTGAACCGGGGATGACGGTCTCCCTCGTTGCCCGGCAACATGGTGTAGCAGCCAGCCAGTTATTTCTCTGGCGTAAGCAATACCAGGAAGGAAGTCTTACTGCTGTCGCCGCCGGAGAACAGGTTGTTCCTGCCTCTGAACTTGCTGCCGCCATGAAGCAGATTAAAGAACTCCAGCGCCTGCTCGGCAAGAAAACGATGGAAAATGAACTCCTCAAAGAAGCCGTTGAATATGGACGGGCAAAAAAGTGGATAGCGCACGCGCCCTTATTGCCCGGGGATGGGGAGTAAGCTTAGTCAGCCGTTGTCTCCGGGTGTCGCGTGCGCAGTTGCACGTCATTCTCAGACGAACCGATGACTGGATGGATGGCCGCCGCAGTCGTCACACTGATGATACGGATGTGCTTCTCCGTATACACCATGTTATCGGAGAGCTGCCAACGTATGGTTATCGTCGGGTATGGGCGCTGCTTCGCAGACAGGCAGAACTTGATGGTATGCCTGCGATCAATGCCAAACGTGTTTACCGGATCATGCGCCAGAATGCGCTGTTGCTTGAGCGAAAACCTGCTGTACCGCCATCGAAACGGGCACATACAGGCAGAGTGGCCGTGAAAGAAAGCAATCAGCGATGGTGCTCTGACGGGTTCGAGTTCTGCTGTGATAACGGAGAGAGACTGCGTGTCACGTTCGCGCTGGACTGCTGTGATCGTGAGGCACTGCACTGGGCGGTCACTACCGGCGGCTTCAACAGTGAAACAGTACAGGACGTCATGCTGGGAGCGGTGGAACGCCGCTTCGGCAACGATCTTCCGTCGTCTCCAGTGGAGTGGCTGACGGATAATGGTTCATGCTACCGGGCTAATGAAACACGCCAGTTCGCCCGGATGTTGGGACTTGAACCGAAGAACACGGCGGTGCGGAGTCCGGAGAGTAACGGAATAGCAGAGAGCTTCGTGAAAACGATAAAGCGTGACTACATCAGTATCATGCCCAAACCAGACGGGTTAACGGCAGCAAAGAACCTTGCAGAGGCGTTCGAGCATTATAACGAATGGCATCCGCATAGTGCGCTGGGTTATCGCTCGCCACGGGAATATCTGCGGCAGCGGGCCTGTAATGGGTTAAGTGATAACAGATGTCTGGAAATATAGGGGCAAATCCAGTCTGGAACAAAAGCCGTTCTTTTGTCATCTAAGGAGAGCCATCTCGGACAAGACGCCGTCATAATCGTACCTGATTCCAGTGCATCCTGCCGTTTTTTCTTCCATGATAATTTAACCCGACTTGACTTTATCTCGCTTTCTTCATTTGCCCTTTGTGCTATAAGTATGGCTTTTATTAATGAATATGGCTCATTCAAAGAGCCAATATTATAGACTGTATTGTCGCAAAGAGTTATAACATCAATACCGTGATTCAAAATCAATTTCAGACGTTCAATCGCTTCACCGACTTTTTCTCTTGAAAGTCTGTCCAGACTTTCAACTAACAATGTAGTTCCTGGCAATATATAACCATGCTCTATAGCATCTAAAAATTCCGAAAAAGCTCCTGATTGTGCATGCTTTCCTTTGAATGCACTTAATCCTAAATCTTCATATGTTATGGTATCAAGATAATAATCACTATTTACCTTTAACCATTCAGCAATAAGTCTTCTCTGTCGGTTTAATGAGTCGCCAGACATCTGACCTGGTGATGAAAATCGCATATATGCTATGGCTTTTTTCATGGTGACACCTGCTAACGTATGCTTTTATAAACCTTAGTGGTGGGATATAATTTTTGTTTATTTTTTATTTAAAAAGACAATTAAGGTCACATTATCTTGAATATACAACAATAATCGTATTGCAATTTTCTTACGCCATAATCTTGAAAGCACAAAAGAATACATAAAAAATAAAGACATTAACAAAAAGCATAAAACGAGGCTCATATAAATATAAGAGCCTCCATATTTTAGTCGTTTAGAAACAAATTATTTTAATGTGGTGTGCTTCGTGACAATAAATTAATAATCAACACACCGGCACAAATCAACATCATGCCTATAATGGCTGGCAGGTCCAGCCGTTGGCCGAAAAATCCCCATGACAGTAAGCTAATCAGGACAATACCGACTCCTGACCAGATAGCATAAGCAATCCCTGTAGGAATATAAGCCAGCGTCTGAGCTAATAACCAGAATGATGCACAATAACAAATAATTGTACCAACAGATGGCCATAACCGTGTAAAACCTTCTGAAAACTTCATTAAGGTTGTACCAATGACCTCTGCAAGTATTGCACCACCAAGATAAATATAAGGGTTCATAGCATATTCTTTCCTGTTCAAACTGGAGAGAATTGTACTACAGTTTGAACTCAACTCACCTGTTTCATCATTGTGTTCCCATTGATGTTCTTTTATATACCCTCAATACCCGTTTCATCGCGGCACTCTGGCGACACTCCTTAAAAATCAGATTCGTGCTCACCTTTCCTTCCCATTCTTCTCTGGTAGCGAACCGGTAATACACCGTTCGCCAGACCTTACCATCAACGACCAGGATTCCTGCCCGCGCCATTTTAGCCGCAGCCTGATTTATGCTGGTTACGGTTGCGCCTGTTACCGCGGCAACGTCCTGTGCACAGAAGCTCTTATGCGTCCCCAGGTAATGAATAATTGCCTCTTTGCCCGTCATACACTTGCTCCTTTCAGTCCGAACTTAGCTTTAATTTCTGCGATCTTCGCCAGAGCCTGTGCACGATTTAGAGGTCTACCGCCCATAACAGGAAGTTGTTTTACTGGTTCAGGTATCGTCTCACCACGGTTAATTCGCGCTGTCATACAGGTCAGTTCATCGGCAGCCTTGCGCCGTAATTCCGCGTCAGCCAGCGCATTGGCCCGCATGTTCTGGTACAAGTTGGTAACCAACCAGTAATGCGCGTTCGATTTCCACGGATAAGACTCTGCATCCGGATACAGGCCACGCTTCCGGCAATACTCGTAAACCATATCAACCAGCTCGCTGACGTTTGGCAGCCCGGCGTTAACAGATGCTTCTTCCCGGCACCAGGCGACAAACTGCCCGGGTGATGGCAGGAATGGTCGATTCTGCCGACGGGCTACGCGCATTCCAGCGTTAACCTGTTCCATTGTGGTGATCCCGTTTTCCCGGAAAGCCAGAACCCACTGGCGGCGGATTTCGTTCAGTTCATTCTGGTCACGGTTAGCCAGGCTCGCCGGGAAAGTTGCCAGTAACTGGCTGAACACACCGTTGATGATCTGCGCTACCTGCTGTACCTGCGGCTTTTCGTCGTACTGTTCCGGCATATTGTTGGCGATCCGGCGCATCTGCTCACGGTCAAAGTTAACCATCTGTGCGGCGATGTTTTTCATAAATCCACCCCGTAAATCCAGTCAGTGTTCGTCAGGTCGAGTTTTGGTTTGCCGGCTGTCACGCCAGCCTGTTGCTTGTTTCGGTTGATTTCGAGCTGGGTCCACTTGTCGCGGAGTTTGGCCGGACTCAGCACGTTACCGGACCAGAAGTTGTCCTGGCATGCCCAGCGGAACAGCACGCACATGTCGCGGTGGTTACGTCCGTCACGTTCACGCATCAGGCGGATATCGTTAGCCCACCCTGCAAAATTCGGTTTTCTGGCTGATGGCGCGATGGTCTTCACCATGTCAAACATCCACTCTGCGGCGGTCAGGTCTTCTGCTGTCCCCCACTTGCTGCCACTCTGAATTGCAGCATCCGGTTTCACCACAGGAAGGTCGTTTTCTGGCTGGTCAGAGGATTCGCCAGAATTCTCGGACGAAAAAGGTTTTATATTGTCTTTTGTTAGTTTGTCTTTTGTGTTTACCTGATTCGGGTAAACGCCTTTACCTGATTTGGGTAAACTTTTCTTACCTGATTCAGGTAAATTTACCTCTTTCAGGTAAACTTTATTTTTCTTACCTGATTCGGGTAATGTTGACCATTCACTGACCACATTATTAATGCCGATATTTCGCCCGCTCTGAATAAGAATCCCACGCTTTACCAGAACGCTTTTTGCAGCAGAACACTTGTGCGGCAATATCCCGGTCAATTCGGAAAGTTGCTCGTTGCTCACCCAATCCAGTCTTTTATTAAAGCCATATGTTTTGCGCATGACAGCCAGGAAGACCAGAAGCTGGTGCTGTGTTAATCCGGCCAGCATCACAGCTTCCAGCAACTCATTTGCAATGCGCGTATAACCATCATCGAGATCTGCCACGCGCGGCTCCTTTTGTGCCGCATCCGGCACTGGAAAATTGAATATCTCAGCAGTGTTTGCCATAATTCCTCCCGCAATGAGTGTGTTACGATTTGCACCTGAAAGTCGGTTCTGTTCCCGCAGACCGACTTTCGCCATTTCTGAACCTGTCATATTGCCCCCAGCATGGTGGTCACCATCGCCATTAATGGACCAGCCAGATCCGGGTCCACACGAAACATCGACACAATACCTTCACTCATTTCCTTCAGTTTCTGGTGGCGTGGTGCGTTGAGAATGACAGCCTGTTTTGCCTCACTGAGTTCCTTTTCCATTTCAGCCAACCGAGTCATGAAGCTATCCTGCTCAACCAGGTAACCGCGATATTCCAGCGGTAGTACCGCCAGAATTGCCGGGGTCAGTTCACGCACGTTATTTCGGTATTTTTCAGAATCGAATTTGTTATCGAGGAAGCGGAACAGCTTCTGGCGTGCACGGCTGACATCATCAGGGAAATCGATGGTGCCGTCGCCCTGCTCCCGATACTCATTCACAATGAGTGCGGCAACGACATCCTGATTATCTACAGCCGACCAGGCGCGGACGGCATCACGGATTTTTTCGTGGCCTGGAGCTTGTTTTGTTTGAGAACGATTTATCACCGCAGTCGGAATAAATCCGCTAGTCTGTTGGTATGTAAGTGGTTGCATAATTGACTCCTTTAGTTTGAATTGACTGTTAAGTTGATTGCTTATTGTTAAAGAGCGTGAAATGGAAATTTAAGCTGCGTTCTTTTCGGTGTGTGGAAACAACTTCGGAAGATCCGGGCGAATCTGGTATGCCTTCACAACTCCACCAGTAGCCGTAACAATGCTGCCGACATGTTCAGGGGATACCTTTGCTTTGTTGTGAAGCCACTTATAGACGGCCTGCTGTGAAACTTCGCAGGCATCGCCTAGTTTCTTTTGTGAACCAACGATATTGATCGCTGTTTTGATTGCTGGGTTCATAACAACCTCCGTGGTTAATCCGAATCAAGATTAAAACTATGGTTGTTTTTAGTCAACAACCATTTTCGTTTGATGAAATAAAACCTTGGTTGTACATTTGATCTATGAAAACAACACTCTCAGAAAGACTTAAAGAAGCCAGATTAGCGCGAGGCCTTACACAAAAGGCGCTTGGGGATTTGGTCGGGGTTAGCCAGGCTGCTATTCAGAAAATCGAAACAGGGAAAGCTAACCAAACAACTAAAATCGTGGAGATCGCGAACGCTTTGGGTGTACGCGCAGAATGGTTATCTTCTGGCGTTGGAAATATGTCAGACAGTACAGTGCAACCAATACAATCAACTGTCAGCCATTCCAAATACTTCAAAATTGACGTTCTTGATATAGAAGTCAGTGCCGGGCCAGGTGTAATCAACCGTGAGTTTGTAGAAGTTCTACGCTCGGTTGAGTACTCGTTTGACGATGCTCGTCACATGTTCGATGGCAGGAAGGCGGAAAATATCCGCATCATTAACGTGCGAGGTGACAGCATGTCAGGGACGATCGAACCAGGTGACCTGCTGTTCGTTGATATCACTGTTAAATCTTTCGACGGTGATGGCATCTATGCGTTTCTGTACGACGACACTGCCCATGTAAAACGTCTTCAAATGATGAAGGATAAGCTGCTGGTTATCTCTGATAACAAGAGCTACTCGCCGTGGGACCCGATCGAGAAAGACGAGATGAACCGGGTGTTCATATTCGGTAAGGTCATTGGAAGCATGCCGCAGACGTACAGGAAGCATGGTTAATTTATCTACGACTTAAGGGAGCGAAGGTTAAGGTTTATACCACTCGGATTAGATATTGCACTAAATTCTCTATAAGAACGCCAAATCTGTTTGCATATTTCAGTAAATATTCTCGTTGTTAGCTGAGATTTGTTGCTACTGTCAGCAAAATGTCTCCCTATCTCGTAGCGGTTTTTATTTCGAATCATTATGTTAAGATGTTTCTGATTATAATGAATGGAAACATAAAATGAGAAAAATCCTAATCGCTGCCATGATGGCATCTGTATTGGCTGGGTGTGCTTCTTCAGGCAACCAGCAACTCAAAAATGAAACTGAAATTAGTGTCCAGTCTAAACTTCAGGAAGGTAAAACAACCAAGAATGAGGTTAAATCTTACTTTGGTTCTCCTGATGCTGTTTCATATACTGACAGTGGAAAGGAGATCTGGAAGTACGCCTTTGCAAAAGTAAAAGTTAATGGCACCACTTTTATTCCATTCTATGGATTATTCCATAACGGAACGAACGGTACGAAAAAAGAACTTACTATTCTTTTTAACGATGACACGATTAAGAAATACACAATGTCAGAAACCCAAATAAACTCGAAATCAGGTTGGGCTGACTGATAATCATACCCGGCAACCGCGCCGGGTTTTCTTTTCCTCCCCCTCATAACTCATACCGTCCAAAAAACCACCACACCTCACTTCAGTTATCGCTATGCGATGCAAGTCACAAAATAAATCCATCCTAAATACAACCAGTTATATTTAAAACAACCGATAAAACAACTTTTGTTGTTGACGATAAAACAACTATAGTTTTAAATAAATTCATCGCAACGACACAACGATACGGTAACCACCTGTTTCACCGTTGCGATGACCGCTTAGATCCGCAGTTTGAATTTCAGCAGGCTTCGGGGAGTGCGAGGGGTGAAACGGACGCGTGAACGTCGGTGTGACCAGCTGAAATCAACACAACACTTTATACCTCAGTCGCTTCAACGAGGCGGCTTAGTTATGACAACCGGCGGCCATCCACCGCCTGAATACGCGCAGAAGTCTCTATATGTTCAGCAGCCCAGCTTACGGGCAGGAGTTTTTATGGTTCATCAACATTACGGAACGCAGACCGTTAATCGAGGTGCGGTCATGCCAGGAATGCTGGTCAAACACAAAGATGGTACCTGGACTGCATCAGCTAATTTACGCGGACGGCTTTATCTGCATCGCGGCATCGAGCGCACTTATACCCGTGATTTGCTCGTGGAAGTTTTTCTCGACGGACGCGGTAACGGCCTGAATCGCTAATCCCCTTTCCTGTTTTCCTAATCAGCCTGGCATTTCGCGGGCGATATTTTCACAGCCATTTTCAGGAGTTCAGCCATGAACGCTTATTACATTCAGGATCGTCTTGAGGCTCAGAGCTGGGCGCGTTACTACCAGCAGATCGCCCGTGAAGAGAAAGAGGCAGAACTGGCAGACGACATGGAAAAAGGCCTGCCCCAGCACCTGTTTGAATCGCTATGCATCGATCATTTGCAACGCCACGGGGCCAGCAAAAAAGCCATTAACGATGAAACCATGCAGGAGATTAACACTCTGCTGATCGCCCTGGATAAAACATGGGATGACGACTTATTGCCGCTCTGTTCCCAGATATTTCGCCGCGACATTCGCGCATCGTCAGAACTGACACAGGCCGAAGCAGTGAAAGCTCTTGGATTCCTGAAACAGAAAGCCACTGAGCAGAAGGTGGCAGCATGATACCGGACATTATCCTGCAGCGTACCGGGATCGACGTGAGAGCTGTCGAACAGGGGGATGATGCATGGCACAAATTACGGCTCGGCGTCATCACCGCTTCAGAAGTTCACAACGTGATAGCAAAGCCCCGCTCAGGAAAGAAGTGGCCTGACATGAAAATGTCCTACTTCCACACCCTGCTGGCTGAGGTTTGCACCGGTGTGGCTCCGGAAGTTAATGCTAAGGCGCTGGCCTGGGGAAAACAGTACGAGAACGACGCCAGAACCCTGTTTGAATTCACTTCCGGCGTGAATATTACTGAATCCCCGATCATCTATCGCGACGAAAGTATGCGCACCGCCTGCTCTCCCGATGGTTTATGCAGTGACGGCAACGGCCTTGAACTGAAATGCCCGTTTACCTCCCGGGATTTCATGAAATTCCGGCTCGGTGGTTTCGAGGCAATAAAATCGGCTTACATGGCCCAGGTGCAGTACAGCATGTGGGTGACGCGAAAAGATGCCTGGTACTTTGCCAACTATGACCCGCGCATGAAGCGTGAAGGCCTGCATTATGTCGTGATTGAGCGGAATGAAAAGTACATGGCGAGTTTTGACGAGATGGTGCCGGAGTTCATCGAAAAAATGGACGAGGCACTGGCTGAAATTGGTTTTGTATTTGGGGAGCAATGGCGATGACGCATCCTCACGATAATATCTGAACCGCCCCGGAAATCCTGGAGACTAAACTCCCTGAGAAAGAGGTAAACAGGATGACTAAAAATACTCGTTTTTCCCCCGAAGTCCGTCAGCGGGCGATTCGTATGGTTCTGGAAAGTCAGGATGAATATGACTCACAGTGGGCGGCAATTTGTTCCATTGCCCCAAAGATTGGCTGTACGCCGGAGACTCTGCGTGTCTGGGTTCGCCAGCATGAGCGGGATACCGGGGGCGGTGATGGTGGGCTCACCAGCGCTGAACGTCAGCGTCTGAAAGAGCTGGAACGTGAAAATCGTGAACTGCGCCGCAGTAACGATATCCTTCGCCAGGCTTCCGCTTATTTTGCGAAGGCGGAGTTCGACCGCCTCTGGAAAAAATGATGCCACTGCTGGATAAGCTGCGTGAGCAGTACGGGGTCGGACCGGTATGCAGCGAACTGCATATTGCCCCGTCAACGTATTACCATTGTCAGCAACAGCGACATCATCCGGATAAACGCAGTGCCCGTGCGCAGCACGATGACTGGCTGAAGAGAGAGATACAGCGCGTATACGATGAAAATCATCAGGTGTACGGTGTGCGTAAAGTCTGGCGTCAGTTGTTACGGGAAGGAATCAGGGTGGCCAGATGTACAGTGGCGCGCCTCATGGCGGTTATGGGACTTGCCGGTGTTCTCCGGGGTAAAAAGGTCCGCACTACCGTCAGCCGGAAAACCGTTGCCACAGGTGACCGCGTAAACCGTCAGTTCGTGGCAGAACGTCCTGACCAGCTGTGGGTGGCTGATTTTACTTACGTCAGCACATGGCAGGGCTTCGTCTATGTGGCGTTTATCATTGATGTGTTTGCCGGATACATCGTGGGGGGGCGGGTCTCATCGTCTATGGAAACGACATTCGTGCTGGATGCGCTGGAGCAGGCGTTGTGGGCCCGTCGTCCGTCTGGCACCATCCATTACAGCGATAAAGGCTCTCAGTATGTGTCACTGGCCTATACGGAGCGACTAAAAGAAGCCGGATTACTGGCATCAACAGGGAGTACAGGCGACTCGTATGACAACGCGATGGCTGAGAGCATCAATGGTCTTTACAAAGCGGAGGTAATACACCGTAAGAGCTGGAAAAACCGTGCAGAAGTGGAACTGGCCACACTAACGTGGGTGGACTGGTATAACAATCGACGATTGCTGGGAAGGCTGGGCCATACTCCTCCGGCAGAAGCAGAAAAAGCTTATTATGCTTCCATCGGAAACAATGATCTGGCAGCCTGAGTTCACAGATAAAACACTCTCCAGGAAACCCGGGGCGGTTCAATCCGGGTAGGCGCGATCACTTTCGTCTACTCCGTTACAAAGCGAGGCTGGGTATTTCCCGGCCTTTCTGTTATCAGAAATCCACTGAAAGCACAGCGGCTGGCTGAGAAGATAAATAATAAACGGGAGGCGGTATGCACAAAGCATCTCCTGTTGAGTTAAGAACGAGTATTGAGATGGCACATAGCCTTGCTCAAATTGGAGTCAGGTTTGTGCCAATACCAGTAGAAACAGACGAAGAATTTCATACGTTAGCCAAAGCAGCAAATTTCAACATCGTCCAACTGAGGTGTAAAAATGTTCAGAATCATTTTTCCTAACACCTGGTACGTCGACCACCACGGCACTCCCTGCAAAATCCTGCGTTCTACCCACAACAAAGTTCACTACATCCGAAAAGGCAGAACATGTATCGCCAGCATGTTCCGCTTTAATCATGACTTTGAACCTGTGAATAAAGCTGATGCAGATCGGATAGCAGAAGAGATCGAAACGGCAGAACACATTAAGAAGTTACGTGACATGCGTTCAAAAAGCAGAGGTAACCATGGAATCATACAGCCTCACACTCGATGAGGCCTGTCAGTTTCTTAAGATATCCAGACCAACCGCCACCAACTGGATACGAACAGGCCGCCTACAGGCAACACGTAAAGATCCAACCAAGCCAAAATCTCCTTACCTCACAACACGGCAAGCCTGCATTGCGGCGCTTCAGTCTCCGCTGCATACTGTCCAGGTGAGCGCGGGTGATGGCATAACAGAGGAAAGAAAATGTCACTCTTCCGCAGAAATGAAATATGGTATGCCTCGTATTCGCTCCCGGGCGGGAAACGAATTAAGGAATCTCTTGGCACAAAGGACAAGCGGCAAGCTCAGGAGTTGCACGACAAGCGAAAAGCAGAACTCTGGCGAGTAGAAAAGCTAGGGGATTTACCTGATGTCACTTTTGAAGAGGCCTGCCTAAGATGGCTTGAGGAAAAAGCTGATAAAAAATCTCTCGATTCAGATAAAAGCCGGATTGAGTTCTGGCTTGAACATTTTGAGGGTATAAGGCTTAAAGATATCTCGGAGGCAAAGATTTACTCTGCTGTAAGCAGAATGCATAACAGAAAGACGAAAGAAATATGGAAACAGAAAGTTCAGGCCGCCATCAGGAAAGGTAAAGAACTGCCTGTTTATGAACCAAAGCCAGTATCAACTCAGACAAAGGCAAAGCATCTTGCCATGATAAAGGCCATTCTCCGTGCTGCAGAACGCGACTGGAAGTGGCTGGAAAAAGCGCCTGTCATCAAGATACCAGCGGTCAGAAACAAGCGAGTCAGATGGCTGGAAAAGGAGGAAGCAAAACGCCTTATTGATGAGTGCCCCGAACCACTGAAATCTGTCGTCAAGTTTGCGCTGGCAACTGGTCTGAGAAAGTCGAACATCATAAATCTGGAATGGCAACAAATCGACATGCAGCGACGAGTTGCCTGGGTGAATCCAGAAGAGAGCAAATCAAACCGCGCCATTGGTGTGGCGCTGAACGATACCGCCTGTAAAGTGTTGCGTGATCAAATAGGCAAGCATCACAAATGGGTGTTTGTACATACCAAGGCGGCTAAGCGAGCAGATGGAACATCAACGCCTGCGGTCAGGAAGATGCGCATCGACAGCAAGACATCATGGCTATCAGCTTGTCGTCGTGCAGGAATTGAAGATTTCCGTTTCCATGACCTCAGACACACCTGGGCAAGCTGGCTGATTCAGTCAGGCGTCCCATTATCAGTGCTTCAGGAAATGGGCGGATGGGAGTCCATAGAAATGGTTCGTAGGTATGCTCACCTTGCGCCTAATCATTTGACAGAGCATGCGAGGAAAATAGACGACATTTTTGGTGATAATGTCCCAAATATGTCCCACTCTGAAATTATGGAGGATATAAAGAAGGCGTAA